GTCAACATGATAGGTTACAACCCCAACGTGGTCGAAGACCTCAAGGGCATTCAACAAGAGGAAGGGCAGCGCAACGTCATAGCGGCGCTGGTCAAAGACCTCGTAGGGCTGGGACGCCATGAGTGAAGTTCGCCGGATCAAACTTCCGCAGCACCGCAAGCCGATAGTCAAGTTCAAATACAAGCCGCGCAGGCTGTCTATACCGCAGGCCGACTTTGTAGCAGAACTGGAAATTGCCGACACCCTTCGGGCGTTGACGCAAGAAATCCAAGGGTTGACTGACAAACGGCTAAGGGAACAATATGGACATGCGATTTCCGAGGTTGCCAAAGACGGCGACCTCAACCGCCTTCTGGCACTCACTCGTTACGCGCGGGCGGTGGTCCCGCTGGATGAATTCCTGCACTCCGAAACCTACCTCGGGATTGACCCCAAAGAACTCTACCCAGCCGTTACCGAAACCTTGGAAGCCGTGGAAACGGAACAATATGTCGAGGCGGTCCTGAAAGGGTCCATCGGTATCGGTAAGACGACTGCGGCGAACCTGTCGATCATACGGCAGATTTACAAGATCGCGTGTATGCGCAACCCGCACCAGACGTTCGGCATCCAGCGCCATTCGTCTATCGTGTTCACCATCCAATCCGTGCGACTGTCCACTGCAAAGCGGGCAGTCTTTGACGAATTGGGGAAGTTCATTCATGGCTCCCCGTTCTTCAACGAGATTTATCCGTATGACAAGCGGATCAATTCGAGCATGTATTTCCGCCAGCATCACGTCCAGATTTTGCCCGTGTCATCGTCCGACACGGGCGCTATCTCCATGAACGTCATCGGAGGGATGCTGGACGAAGTGAACTTCATGGAGCGCATCAAGAACTCCAAAAATGCCAACGCTGACGAGACTGGCGAATACGACCAAGCCAAGACGCTCTACCTCACGCTGTCCAAGCGGCGGCGGTCGCGCTTCATGCAGCAAGGCAAGCTTCCCGGCACTCTGTTCCTCGTGTCGTCGTCCCGCTATCCTGACGACTTCACAGAAGTCAAAGCTGCGGAAGCTGCCATGCAAGGCGGCTCCGACCCGAATATCTTTGTGCTGTCGAAGTCCCTGTGGGAAGGCCGGGGCCGCGAGAAATACAAGCCCGAAGAATTCCGTGTGATGATCGGGAACGAGCGTCAGCGCCCGCGCATTTTGGCCGATGACGAACAAGTAGCGGCGAATGAAACTGAAAACCGCATCATCACTGTGCCTGTCGATCTGCGGTCGGAATTCGAGAAAGACATCGGCGGGGCCATCCGTGACTTCGCAGGCTTGACAACCCTCGCCTCGCGCCCGTTCTTCCAGAACAGGGAAGCGCTATTCGAGTGCATGGCTTTGGCCGACCAGTATGCTTACGAGAGCGCCATCCCGTTGCAGGAAATCGACCTCGAAGTCTCCCAGCCGTTTGTGCTGCCTGAGCGCCTGCGCACCGATGTCAAGCAAATGCGTGTGGCCCACATCGACCTTGCTCTTACGCGAGACAGCGCGGGTATTGCAGTTGGGCACATCGCAGGGACGCGGACAATTGAGCGGGTGCAGGCTGAAAACGGTCAGCGTATCTTGGAAGTCCTCCCGGTCATTGCCTATGACCTCATCTTGCGGGTGCTGCCGCCACGCAATGGTGAAATCGACTTCGCCAAGATTCGCCAGATCATCTACGATCTGCGAGACAAGCACGGCCTGCCCATCAAGGTCGTCACGACTGACGGCTTCCAATCGGTTGACTTCCGGCAAATCCTAGCCAAGAAAGGTTTCGCCACAGAATACCTGTCGCTGGATCGCACGACACAGCCCTACCGCTCACTGCGGGATGCTTTGTATGACAAGCGTGTATTCCTGCCGCGCCACCAAACGCTCATCAAGGAACTGACCGAACTCGAATACGTCCAGAACGGGGCCAAAGAAAAGATAGACCACAAGCCGCGTGGATCGAAGGACGTTGCCGACGCAGTTTGCGGCGTGGCGGCATTCCTCCTGACCCGTCGCAACACTTGGGCCGTGCAACCGACCTTCAAGGGCGACCACGGGCTGATGCTCTACGGCAACCGAACAGGGCTTGGCGGCAACATGTCTCTTGACGAACTTTCAGACGACGAATTCGAGGTCGCGCACGGTCGCACAGGGCGTCCGAAGCTTGAGCGCCGGGGCGTCGATAGGATGCGTTTGCGCCGTCGCAAGGGCGAACAGGCAGGCAAATAGCCCTTGCATCCGCTGGTATAAAAATCTATAATATACCATGTAACACCAGCGGATGCGGTCATGCCAATAGCCAAGCGCAAGCCTCTTACAATCGATAACAAGCCGAGGCCCACTGCCAAGCCAACGCCCGACTTGGGCAAGCTTCTGCAAGAGGCCGTCTCTTACGACATGTCGGAAATCACCCTGCGCATATCGCAGTATTATCCGAACCTCGACCCCGCCAACTTCCAGTGCATCGCCAAGTTCAGTGACGCCACCAAGCCGTGGGCCTGCACCGTGGATGACAGCCCCGAAGTTGCACTCATTTCAACGCTTGCCGAGGTTGTCACGCGCGGCAACCCATCAATGGCGATCCGCGTCAACGCCACACTCAAGGAAACCAAGAATGTCGGAACCAGACTTCTACACGGGGCAGCTAATGGCGGAAAGCCAGCAGCAGCGGGGCACCCTAGACCGAAAGTTAAAGTCCCTCTACGCAAGCCGAAATGAACTGACGGGGATCAAGCGCCTCAAGGTGCAGCAGAGCATCGACCGTCTTGAGCAAACGCTTTCGTGGCAGGGGGCCAACCCCAAGCAGCTTGACGTGATCGATCTGCGGAACCATATCAGGCAAGCCCCGCAGGCCGACGCCCTTGAAGCCAAGTATCAAGGTCGCATCAAGAACCGCGCCACGGGCATACGGGCATACTGCGTCCAGTGTCAAGGCGGCGACACCTCTGGCGTTCGGTCCTGCCCGTCTATCACTTGTCCGCTTCACCCGTTCCGTATGGGCACAGACCCGTTGCGGGGCTTTGACATTCCCAAGGCAGCGCCCATAGAGGTGCCCGACGAGGACGGTGAAGACGCGGCTCTTTTCGAGGAAGGGGACGACAACGATGCTGACGCTACTGAATGATCTATGGTTTTGGCTTTTCCCTAAGCCCACATGGACCGAGATAAACGGGATACCCTGCCTTCGTTTGTCACCGGGCGGCTCTTACCTAATCTGCGACAAGTGCGGTCGCACTTGGGCATGGGGCGATGGCAAAGGTCCGAACTGCCCTGAATGCCTAGCCAAATGGGAGGCCATCGAAAATGCCGATTAAGAAACGCTCTGCCTTGCCCGACCCGAATGCGGTATACGATGAACCGAAGCTGGTCATTGTCGCCCGCGAAAAGAAGCCGATGCCCGAGGCGTTCATATCCAAGACCTACGGCGACAATCCGACCCCTGCGCAGTTACGGCGTCTAGGGCCTCTCGCCCAAGCCTGCGGCAACGTCAAGACCGACGAGCGCTTCAACGTCGCTGACCGGATCACGCTTCTGCGCACACCCTATGATACCAAGAATCCGCAGGAGCAACGTTACCGCAACCGGATCAAGAACCGGGCAACCGCCATCACCGCCATGTGCGTAACCTGCCAAGGCTCTCGCAAAGCCGTGACCGAATGCTTGGCGACAGCCTGCCCGCTTTGGGCCTTCCGATTTGGTGGCGATCCCTTCCACGGCAAGCGAGGCTGACGATGCCGATTGCCAAACGCCTCACGCCGGAAGATCGGCTAAAGCAATCGCTGGATGACAATTGGCGGCGCGTGTTTAGTGTGCCGCTCATCGCGGGCCTTGTGAGGGAGCGTCCGACTTACTGGTTCGATCCGTCGCCAGCCCATATCCACGCCGTTGTGGCCGAGTTCGGAGCGGCCAACTGGATTACGGCGATGGACATGAACGATAAGCTGTTCATCTATCTGCTATGCACAGTCTTGCGTCGGGCTTACGATGGGGCCAGCCTGCTTGATGAGCAACGCTATAGCGCCCTTGACAGGCACATAAACGCCCTCACCACCTTGGAAAAAATCGACAGTATGCAGGGTTGCGCCTTCGCTTTGAGGCAGGTTTTCCTATGGGATTTGCCCAACTTCCGTGAGCAATACCCCAAGGGCCGCAAGCTGCATCTGCCAGAGCCTATAGCGTCCAAGCCCAAAAGAGTGAAGCTGCCGCAGCACCGCAAAAAGTAGCTTGCAATCGATTGTAACAGCGGAAGTTGCCTAGCGCGAAGTTTCGATGTATAGTCGGTGGAAATCCCCATAGGAGCCACCGATGCCCCGGCATATGAAACTTCGTAAGTCCACCCCGGTCGTCCAGCGGCGCAACATCACTTCGAAGTCTTCTGGCGGTATCGCGGGCACCATCGGCAACACGGCCCCCATGAAGGGCCTCACCGATTTGGAAAGCATCGACAAGGACGTTTACGGCCTGTTCGAATCCGACACCCACGGCTTCTACTACTCGGTCATCGAAGGTGACTTCGTTACCAACTCGGCCCTGCGCCTTGTCGAACCGATCTTCCAATACAAGGACTTGCTCAAGATCGCGCTGGCTTCCACAATCCTGCGTCAAGCGGTGGATGCCTACACGACCAACATTGAATCCTACGGGATGGTGTTGGAATACATCGGACCGGAAGGTCAGCAGGACGCCCGTGCCGCGCAGAATGAAAAGTCGCGGATCGAACGCCTTCTGTCGGGCCTCACCAATGACGACCGTCCGCTGAACCGCCACCGCGAAGACAGCCGGGTGGACAAGGAACTTCTCGGGGGACGTTGTTTCGAAATCATGCGGGATGCAGCGGGGCGCGTCATCGGTTTCGATCACGTCCCCACTGTATCCGTGCGTCTCACCAGCATGGAACGGGACTATACCACATACACCTACCGCGACCCGCTCACAGGCGCGCACGTCAACATGCGCCGCCGCTTCCGTCGCTTTGTGCAAATCCTGCAAGACGGCAAGCGCGTGTGGTTCAAGGAATACGGCGACCCCCGTCCGATCAACCCGCAGAACGGCGAGGTGGACTACTCCCTGACGATTGAGCAGGAAGCCACCGAAATGTATTACGACAAGCTGTATTTCCCCGGAACGCCTTACGGTGTGCCGCGCTGGGCCGGGGCCATCCCATCTTTGCTTGGCGGTCGGGAAGCAGAAATGGTCAACCTGAACTTCTTCCGCGACAACGCCATACCGGCCATGGCGGTGCTGGTGTCTGGCGGTGCGCTTACCGAGGAAAGCTTCGACAAGATTGACAACTACATTACGGGTGTGCGCGGGGCCGCGTCAATGAACCGTATCGTCGTCATGGAAGCTGTCTCGGATGCGTCGGGCAACCCCGCCGCCATGCTGGACGGATCGCTGCCCGCCCCGAAGATTGACATCAAGCCGATGCTGTCCGAGCGTCAGCACGAAGGGCTGTTCAAGGACTACATCGCGGAGGGTGAACGCAAGACCCGTTCCAGCTTCCGTCTTCCACCTGTTTATGTCGGGGATGCCAAGGAATACAACCGGGCGTCAGCCTTCGCCTCCATGCTGGTTGCCGACATGCAGATTTTCGTGCCGGAACGCGCATCATGGGACGCCATGTTCGAACGAGTTGTGCTTTCCACGCATGGCCTCAAGTTCTGGCGCGTCCGCTCCACTGGCCCCGGCCTCCAAGACCCGGCAGACGTGTGGCGCATCATCAACGCCCTTGGCGCGGAAGGCGCACTCACGCCGAACATTGCCATCAAGATCGCCAACCGTTATCTGGACGCGGACATTCAGCCGGTGTTGGACGAGTGGGGCGACCTGCCGTTCACGATCATCACCACCTACATTGAACAGGGCAAGGTTCTCAAGGGGTTGGACATTTTTGATGCGAACATCACGTCGCACCTGAAAGACCCGAATGCCCCTGAAACCGATCCCAATGCAGACCCGACCACCGATCCGGGGGCCGATCCCGGCGAGGCTGCGGGCGTCACGAAAACTATCCGTAGACTTCTGGACAAAGTTTCGGCTAAGATGCAGAACCAACTGGACGAAGCCTTGCAATCGATTGTAACGGAAGCGGCGTGATATGGCAAAGATAGCCGACCTTATTCGGAAGTCGCAAAGCGGGCCAGAGCGTGTCTCGGCCCGCTACCGGATTACCAAGGCAATAGACGAACGTATCGTCTACGGCCAAGTCTACGCCCCGGATACGCTGGACGCTCACGGTCACTTCATGGCGGCACCCGAACTGCGGACCCTCGCCCACAAATTCCTGATGGACGGCTTGCAGACCTCCATCGATGTGCAGCATGACAACCTGACCATCCAAGCCTGCATCGTGGAAAGCTTCATCGCCCGCAAAGGCGACCCGGATTTTGAGGAAGGCTCATGGGTCGCTGCGGTCAAGATTGACGACGCCGCCGTGTGGGAACAGGTCAAGTCCGGGGAACTCAACGGCTATTCGTTTGAAATCCTTACATACCGCGATGACATGGTGGTTGAAGTTGAATACCAGTCGTGGTATTACGGCTTTACCGATCCTGATCCAATCGACAAGCATACCCACCCTTTCATTGTCCGTATGGACGCCAACGGGGAAATCGCATGGGGCCAAACGGGCCTCGGCAGTGATGGCTCCCCGGCCCACTTCATCAAGTCGAGCAACATCACCGAGAAAACGGATGGCCGAAGCCACCGCATACACTTGAGGGCCGAATGAGAGGGAAGGTCAAATACGCGCGGCGGAAAGCCTCCAAACTTCATGGGGCCAGCGCAGGTTTCGTGTCCATCGTGGACAGAGGGGCGAATGAGACGCCCTTCACAATGATCAAATCAGCAGAAGGAATGGGCGCAATGAGCGTTGGAATCAAGAAGCGGACGAACTTGGCCCCGGTCAACGTGTCCAAGTCGCACAAGCAACTGAACACGGGCCGCAAGGCGGAAGCCCCGGCGACGATCAAGAAAACCGTCATGGCGAAGATCGTGTTTGCCAAGACCGAGTTCCCCGATCAAGCGTCGGTCGAGGACTGGATCGCCAAGGCCGAGTGGGAAGCCGACAAGATCGACATCACCGAGGAAGGCGACACCTTCGTTGCGCGGCCTGCGGGCACCGACGATGAATCCTTTACCAAGATGGCTCCGGTCGCCGCCGACGAAGAAGGCGTGGAAGCTTTCGTGGGCGAAATGGAAGTTGCCGCCGAAGGTGCCGATGCTTCGACCGAAGCCAAGGGCTTGACCTCCAACGACAACCCCGACGACAAGCTGGAAGAAAGCGATGACGACGAGGGTGACGACGACGCCACGACCGAAGAAAAGGCCACGGGCGCTGACGGCGACGGCATGGACGACGAAGGTGGCGACGACGCCGCCACCGACAAGAAGAAAAAGCCCGTGAAGAAGCTGACCAAGCGCGCGGCGTTCCTCGCCAAGGTGCAGGCTTCCGTTGCCACCAAGGTCCAGAAGTTCTCGGGCTGGGATGCGTTCTACGCCAAGAAATCCAGCCTGTCCGACGCTCTGGAAGCGGGCATGGCCTACGACGCCACG